TGCAAAAGTATTTGATCCTGAGAGTGGAACTGACGTTAATAAGAGTTAATCATGGGTAACATGGATCACATTCTAGATGAAGCTCTAGGTATACTAGACCCTGTAGAAAAGGCTATTGCAGAGAGTGCAAAAACTCCACCAAAGATTAGAACTACAAGACCTGTTTCTGTTGATGATATAGATAGCGACTACAAGTATCAAAGAGAAAACCTCTACAATTTAATTGAAAGAGGTCAAGATGCTATTGATGGTATACTAGAACTTGCAAAAGAATCTGAACATCCTAGAACATATGAAGTTGCACTTAATGGTATTAAACAAGTTGCAGATGTCACAGACAAACTAGTGGAACTCCAAGAAAAAATGAAAAGACTTAAAGAAGTTCCTAATAATGCACCTAGTAAAGTTACTAACGCATTGTTTGTTGGTTCAACAGCAGAACTGCAAAAAATGTTAAAAGACAAGTCTAATGTCTGAAGCAACCTATCTAGGTAATCCTAATCTTAAAAAAGCAAACGTACAACAAGAGTGGACTGAAAAAGAACTTGTTGAGTATCAAAAGTGTATGGAAGACCCTCTGTATTTCATACAAAACTATGTCAAGATTGTATCACTAGATCATGGTCTTGTACCATTTAAGATGTACGACTTTCAAAAAGAAATGGTCGGTACGTTTCATAATAATCGTTTTACTATTTGTAAGTTGCCTAGACAGACAGGTAAATCTACAACAATGATATCCTATCTGTTACACTATGCGTTATTTAATCCTAGTGTCAACATTGCAATACTTGCAAACAAAGCTGCAACTGCAAGAGACTTGTTAGGAAGACTACAACTTGCATATGAACATTTACCTCACTGGTTGCAACAAGGCGTTATGTCTTGGAACAAAGGTTCTCTTGAATTAGAAAATGGTTCTAAGATACTTGCATCATCTACTTCTGCATCTGCTGTTCGTGGTGGTTCTTATAACATTATTTTTCTAGATGAGTTTGCATATGTTCCTTCTAATGTAGCAGAACAATTTTTTAGTTCAGTTTATCCTACAATTACTTCTGGTAAAACAACAAAGGTTATGATTGTTTCTACACCGCATGGTATGAATATGTTCTATAAATTATGGACAGATGCAGAAGAAGGACGAAACGATTACATTCCAATCGAAGTGCATTGGAGTGAAGTTCCTGGCCGTGACGAGGCATGGAAAAAAGAAACTATTAAAAACACAAGTGAACAACAGTTTAATACAGAATTTGAGTGTGAGTTTCTTGGTTCTATTGATACACTTATTACTCCATCAAAATTAAAAACACTTGCATATAGAAAACCCATTCAGTCTAATGCTGGACTTGATGTATATGAAAATCCTAAACCAGAACATACATATCTATTGACTGCTGATGTGTCAAGAGGTGTGTCTAATGACTACTCTGCATTTGTAGTATTTGATGTTACAGAAGTTCCTTATCGAATAGTTGCAAAGTTTAGAGACAACGAAATTAAACCACTATTATTTCCACAAAAAATACATCAAGTAGCAACTGCATACAATACTGCATTTGTTTTAATTGAGGTAAATGATATTGGAGAACAGGTTGCAAACGCAATGCAGTTTGACATGGAGTATGACAATCTTATCATGGCATCTATGAGAGGTCGTGCTGGTCAGGTTCTTGGTGGCGGTTTTTCTGGTGGTAGAGCTCAGTTAGGTGTAAGAACTACCAAGGCAGTTAAGAAAATTGGTTGTTCTAATCTAAAACAATTAGTTGAGGATAACAAACTAATTGTAGAAGACTTTGATACAATCAACGAGTTATCTACATTTATTGTCAAAGGTTCATCCTTTGAAGCAGACGATGGATGTCACGATGATATGGTTGCTTGTTTGTTTATTTTTGCATGGGTAACAGACCAGACATATTTTAAAGAACTTACAGACAATGATATCAGACAACGAATGTATAAAGAAAACCAAGACCAACTAGAACAAGATATGGCTCCGTTTGGATTTGTGGTCGATGGTTTAGAGGATAGTAATATTGGAGAAATGGTTGACGAATATGGTACAAGATGGAGCCCAATAGTAAGGACATATGAGAATGATTGGTAATGAAAAGTCCTTGTGTCAAAATCTGTAAACTTATAGATAGTGTGTGCATTGGGTGTCATAGAACATCTGAGCAGATAACTATGTGGTCAAAGTATACAGATAAAGAACGAGAGGAAATTACTAAAGAAATTCAATTAAATCATTGTCAAGTTTTATCCAACAATTAGAACATACAACTTTACATTCATTCATCATATTGTGAATTTCTTTTCTACTTTCATCATTAGTACCAACACGTTTTGCTTGTTTACGAATCTCTGCATCATGTGGATAGAGTTTAAGACATACAGTTTCACTCTCACCACAATGAATACAAGATTCATTTCCAAGGTGATTGTTTAACCATGCAACACGTTTTTGATAGTTCCTACGAGCTACTTTCTTGATAGTTTCTTTATATTTTTCATAATGTTCGTTAGTCATAGGACTATTTATAAGTTTTGAGTCATATAAAATAGAGTTTTTAGAAACTCGATTTTTATAAATACTATGAAATAAGAGTAAATCTCTAAGAGAAGGAGCAAAAATCATGTCATTTTTAGTCTCACCCGGCGTTCACGTTAGGGAAATAGATTTAACAAATGTCGTTCCTGCTGTCGCAACGTCTATCGGTGCAATTGCAGGCGCATTTGAAAAGGGGCCAGTATCTTCTGTTGTTACTGTTACATCAGAAGAAGACTTGCTAAGAACTTTTGGTAAACCACAATCAGCTGGTAATCAGTTTGAAACATTTTTTACCGCAGCAAATTTTTTACAGTATTCAGATAACCTCAAGGTAGTAAGAGCAGAAAGTGCAGTAGTAAATGCTGGTGCAAATTCTGGAATACTTATTCGTGATGATGATCATTATCAATCAGATTTCCAAGATGGTTCTGGTTCTCATGGAGAGTGGGCCGCAAGGACTGCTGGAACACATGGTAACGGAATTGGTGTAGATATCTGTTCAAGTGCAAGAGCATTTGCACAACCATTAGGTTCATTGAACTTAGTAAATGGTGCTGGTGCAGTTGGTGACTTGTCAATTACAGTTGATGACCAAGATGCAAGTAATGCTACAATCGCAGTTGGTGACATTATTTCTTTCCAAACTGCTTCAGCTATTGTTGCAACTTCAAATGGTGCAATCACAGTTGCTTCTAAGACTTTGACAGTTGATGGAGTTTCTGGTACACTTGCAGTTGGACAACGAGTTCTTGGTGCTGGTATATCAGACGGAGATGAAGTTGTTAAAATTGCAACTGTAACTTCACAGACAGTTGTTGTACTTGATAAAGCAATCACAGTCGCAAACGATATACCTCTTGTATTCGCTGCATCTGGTGGAACAAACGTAGAATCAAAAGGTCAAGAGTACGAAGTAACTTCTGTTTCTGGTGATGTTTTAACAATTCGTTTACTTGATGATCCTGCTGGTGCTGGTTTACAAACAATCATTCCAGACAATTCACTTATCACAAGACGTTGGAGATTTTCTGATTTATTTGATGGCCCTCCAGGCACATCAGCATGGGCTACATCAAATGCTCGTGGAGAAAAAGATGAAATCCATGTTGCAGTATATGACACAGTTGGTGATCTCACAGGTTTTGCTGTTGGTGTTGCTGGACAAAGAACACAATCAGTAATGGAAGTATTTCCAAATATGTCAAAGAACCCTAATGCTAAAACATCACAAGGTTCTAACAACTATTATTCAGATGTAATCTTTGCACAATCAAAGTTTATCTACTGGACAGACCATCTTTCTGCTGGTTCTAACTGGGGAACAGATATTACATCTGGTACAGACTACACATTAGTATCTGGTGTTGACGTTTCTACATTAACTGGTGGAACTGATGACTACTCAACAACTGCTGGTGAGATTGAACTTGCATATGATAAGTTAGAAGATACTGAATCATTAGATGTCAATTTAATTCTTGGTGGTTCATCAAGTATTGTTGCAGATACAGAAGCTGGAATGGATACTCATGTAACAATGATTACTGCAATGGTTGAAACTCGTAGAGATTGTGTGGGATTTGTTTCTCCATATCGTGCTGCTACAGTTGGTGTTGCTCAATCAATAGATGCAACTGCAAATGTTATTGATGGTTTCAATACTTGTCCAAGTTCATCATACATGGTTTTCGATAGTGGTTACAAATATATGTACGATAAGTATTCTGATGTATATAGATTTGTTCCATTGAACGGAGATACTGCTGGACTTTGTGCATTTACAGACCAAGTTGCAGATAGTTTCTTTTCTCCTGCTGGATTTAACAGAGGAAATGTTAGAGGTGCAGTTAAGTTATCTTACAACCCTACAAAGGCAGAAAGAGATCAACTATACAAAGCAAGAGTAAACCCAGTTGTTAACTTTCCAGGCCAAGGAGTTGTACTCTTTGGAGATAAGACTGCATTAACAAAACCAAGTGCATTTGATAGAATTAACGTAAGACGATTATTCTTACTTCTAGAAAAAGCAATTGCGACTGCAGCCAAGTTTCAACTCTTTGAGTTCAATGATGAGTTTACAAGGGCACAATTTAGAAACTTAGTAGAACCTTTCTTGAGGGATATACAAGGTAGACGAGGTATTACAGATTTCTCTGTTGTTGCAGATGGAACAAATAATACTGGAGAAGTCATTGACAGAAACGAATTTGTTGCAGACATCTTTATCAAACCAGCAAGGTCTATTAACTTTATAACTCTAAACTTTATCGCAGTAAGAACTGGGGTAAGCTTTACAGAAGTAGGAGGTTAATCATGGGTAACATAGATGACTTTAAAGCAAATTTAATCGGTGGTGGTGCTCGTGCTAACCAGTTCAGAGTAACATTAACACCACCTTCTGGAATTGCAATCGGACTTGATGTTCGTAGAACTTCATTTCTTGTAACAGCAACAAACTTGCCTGCATCTAATTTAACAGAGATGCCTATACCATTTAGAGGTAGAAACATTTATATTACTGGTGATAGACCGGCTCCAGAGCCTTGGGAAGTAACAGTATATAACGACACCGATTTTATGATAAGAAACGCAATGGAATTGTGGCAAAATGGTATCAATAGTTATGTTGATAATACTGGGGTTATTTCTCCATCTGATTATCAAACAGACTTAACTGTTGAACAGTTGGATAGAGATGATACAGTTTTAAAGAGTTATATCTTTAGAAATGCATTTCCTCTTACAATAGGTCAGATTGATTTAAGTTCTGCTGAAGCAACTGAAATTGAAACATTTCCTATTACTTGGAGATATCAACACTTTGAGCCTTCAGGCGTTAGTTTCTAACCTACTAAATAGAAGACAATAGTAGGAGATATTATGGCTGAACTTTTTGG